TCTTCTTACCAAGTGCTTTTCTACGTGCCACTGCTTTACCGTATCTTTTTTGTGATAATGGTTTGTTTAATGATGCAATACGTTGTGAAGCTACTCCTGTTCTCTTACGTCTACTAGATTTTACTTGTAGTACAGGATTACGTAAACGTCTAGCTTTCTTCATTGTAATCATACTGCCAATATTTTTAGCCGCATTACAAGTTTCAGGTTTAGCAACAATACGTCCTTTTCGTGACCCAGATGTACATCTAAATTTCCTAACAACTTTACCTTTTTGTCTCCCCCAAATTTGCTGTATACCTTCAGTAAGGATTCCGTCTGTTATTTCAGAAACTTTCATTACTTTCTAGCCTTTGATGGTTTAAATGCTTTAATTTTCTTTGGCATAGTTCTGCCGGGTTTGAAAGCCCTAAAACTTTTTGGTTGTGACGACTTTGGTCTTTTGCCTGCTGTTGAAGATCTACTACTAGCTTTGTTTAATGCTTGTACTCGTTTAGATGCTGGGTTTGTACGCATTGTTTTCGCTCGTTTACGCATCATTTTAGCACCAACTCTTCCTCTAGTGCGTTTCATTGTAATTCTAGCTTTAATATTAGGTGAGGCAAAACATTGTGCTATCTTTTTAACAATTCTGCCTTTGCGACGACCAACGGTACAGCGGAACTTTCGTACCACTTTTTGTCCGGATCGACCCCAGATTTGCTTCTCATCTAGATGGTTATAGAGTTCACGTAACAGCATACGTGTATTTATGTTAATGTAAGGTTGATTAGTTAAAGTTCATGAGCAATACAACGAGCGTGGAAAGTAAGCCTGCAATTATAGTACCTGTGGCACCTATAATTACCTTCATCATTGATTTATTGCCGTGAATTATATCTGTGTGGATATGTTCTACTTTGTCTTCGATAGTAGTTAGTCTGCGTTCTAGAGACTCATAACGTTGGTGGCAAAGAGCCACATGAGCTTCCAGATTATCTTTTTCTACGTCACTTTTTACTATGGCACTATTCGCCATCTTTTCTCTCCATTCCGTTGTTATCGTGGAAGGGGCCTAAATATATAATCGCCTGATGTACTGTTTTTAAGTGCCTGGTGAGTAGTAAGAATCTAACAACTTATCTATTCACGTTTATATTTATCATTGTGCCTGTTCTTCTTTATCTGCTAACTTAAACACAATATTTTGTGCCGAACCATTAGTTCTAAACGCATCACTATTATTTATTATAGACTCTTCTAATTCGTTTATAACTGGAATTAGGTCAAAGTCTTCCTTTAGCATAGACGGTGTTAATGCACCATCACGTTCAGTTTGAAACTTAAACTCCCAAACTTTATATTCTTTATCTAACTTATGTTCATTACCAAATTCTTCAGCTTCTATTTTACGTGTTGACACTAAAGGTGGCTCATCAAAAATTGGATTTATTCGCATACTTAATACTTGTAAAAAAGTATTCCAATTAGCCTGCTGATTAATTAAAAGCCTATCGTGGCTTTTAAATTTAGTTTGGCCAGTTTGCGTAATATCTACAAGTGTTTTAATTTCTAACGATTCCATGGTGCTTATACTTATCGGCCATAAAAAAAGGGCCCAGTATAAACTGAGCCCTTTCTATTGTTACGTTATTATGGTTACGTATACAATTATATCAATTACGATACAACTATATTTGCACCAAGTGTAACTGTAGCGCCTGAGAAGTCGTAGTCATTGCCACCAACTGTTCCAAGGTGTCTTATACGTGCTTGTAGAACAGTAGCATCCCCATGATGACCGTCAACGATAACGTGGACTTTTCCATTTGCGTCGTTTACGATGTCATACATTAAAGGTGATACTTCTCTGATTAATGCTTCAACAGCCTCTTCAGCCGCATCATCTTCGCCGCGTAAATCTCCGCCTGCGTCGATAACGTATGCTTTAAGTTGTGCTGTTGATCTTAGTCCGCCAGTTGTTAAATAATTGCCGAACCCATTTACTCTTGTTACTCCAGCCATTTTATTTCTCCTTCTCTAATGGTTGTTGCTCAAGTTTCTCTTTTGAGCAGTAAGCTCCTCATAGTATGAGAAGCAGTTGTATATATTTAGTCGTTTTATGGTTTTTGAGTTACTTACGGTTCATTAATGCTCTTTTTTGGAGTGCTCTGAGCATTGTGATGTATCCTGGACCTGCTTTTACTATGTCATCCAGCATTTTAACAGCTGGCAAGTAGGCTTGGATGAATGGGGAAGGAACACTTTTGCCTTGTTTTGCCATATCTAAAAACTTTTTAGTACCAACTAAATTGCGTGGTCCAACAACATATCTATAATACATTAAGTCTTTATTAGTTGTTGGTAGTATATCAGGTGTACTAACTGTTGGTTCAGTATCTTTAACTTGTCCTGTTTCTAAATCTTTCTGTGCGGCTAATTCTTCTAGGTGTGGAATTAAATCACTATTTCGTAGTTTGGCTCTAGAAGCAAATAATAGTTTAGTTACTATTCTTTTTTTATCTAGTGTACTGGCACTATTAAAGTTAGTAAGCTGTCGTCTAATTGTTTTATAGTCTGAGTTATTAATATGTAAAGCACCTTCTATTCTAATAAACAATTCTGCACTAGGAGTTGACACGTTATGTAAGTAACCATTAAGTCCCATAAGAGGTAACCTTGTACGCTGTCGAAGTTTCAATGCTGAAGCAGGGTCTTTTAATTTGCCTAGTGCTTCTTCGTCACCAGTAACAAAGTGTATTAAGTTATATAAGTCTGTTGCGTGTATGCGGAAGTGTTTATAGTTTTGGCCAGTTACTGTCTTCTTTGCATAGCCTTTTGCTACTGGTACAAATGATGGAAACTTTCTTAATACATCTAGAATTAATAGAGATAGATATAGACGTTCACAACAATCAGTATATGTTAACTGACGTTGATCAGTATGGTTGCGAGTCATTCGTGACTCGTATAGTTCTTCTAAAAAATCTAGTTCCATAGTACTCTACGCATTCATATATTTGTCAGCAAAGATATTAATCATATCTCGCGGATCTTTAACTGCTAAAAATGGTGCAAGTCCATCTGATCGTTGAATAGCTTTAGTAAACTCAATACGTACAGCAGGTTTAACTTTATCAGTAGTAGCCATCATTCTTAATGTTTTAGCTTGTGGTACTGTAACTTTAAACTTTTCGTCATCGTCTGTTACTACGGTATCTCGTTCAACTGGATTACCTTGCGAGTCTAATATTTTACCTAGTTGGTCAAATATAGTATCGTTTTTAAATCCAGGACCAATACCTCCGTCATCAGCGTCAGCAGGATCAACATCCCTTTTTTGCATAAAGTCAATTTCGCCTGGATCAAAGTCCCCGGTTTCTTTAACAAATTCTTTTGCTCTCATAGTTTTTCCTTCACGTTTAATTGCTCTGTTAGCCGCACTAAAATTACTGCGGTTAACGAGTTTCATATCACCACCTGGATGGGCTAACACATAGCCTTCACCACCTGGCTTATCTCCTATTGTTGCTTTTACATCAGCAGGTTGTTGTTCTAGCTGTTGTACAATATCGTCTTTAACTTTCATAATGCCTGAAACAGTTTGCCATAATGCATTAACGCCTTGCATATTTGCTCTAATGTATTCAATAATTTTGCCTTGTTTAATTCTACTAACTTTACTTCCAGCTAACCATTGTACAAAATCTTTTCCTAAATTGGTTAAACAATTATCGTCAACACATCTATTTGTGTAAGTGTATAATATATTAGGGAAGTCAGTTACTTTCATATTACGTAATGTGTTCTCGTCTAATAACTTATCAATGGCCGCACCATTTTTATTAATAATGCCACTTAAATTTTTAATACCAGCATCGTCTATCTGTGGAGGGTCTTGTGTAGTTACTGGTGGTAATACTAATACTTCATTACCTTCAAAAATATCTGCATTTTGTAATGGCCCTTCAGTACCAGCATCGTCTACAACTCTATGAACAACTATTCCTGTTTTACTTCTTCCTACTCGTTTACCTAAGTCGCTGTCTGCTTGTACTTTATACTGTACAGTATTTGGTTTAAAAATATATGCACCGTCAACTAGCTTTGGCTTATTAAAATATAGTAAGTCTCCTTTAAAGTATCCTCTGTGTTTTTTAGGTACAGCTTTTTCATACTCGTCGTATACATCTTTCATGTTACCTGCAAATGCTTTATAACTAGCTGATTTATCACCACCTTTGCCTCTGCTTAATAACATATTCTCTAAGTCATCTCCACTTTGTGATTTACCATCATATCCCTTTGCGACAAAGCCTGACTTATCTGTAAAGACAAACTTCCCTTTAGGATTACGACCAAATACTACTGCTGGAGAACCATCCCATTTAATTGTAACATTTTTCTCGCCACCTTTAGCCATATTAGATAAAGCTGTTAAGGCACGTTTGGCTCCAGCACTACCTTCCCAGAAGATAACATCTTCTGCGTGTTGGATACGTGCTTCCATTTCTTTTACAATATGTTTGAATTCAAAAAATCTCATTACGGTAGCTCTAGTCCGTCCTTCTCGAACCACTCTTTAGCATCTGCTACTAGTGCCTCGTAATTAGGATCGGCTTTAATTTTATTATTAATTGATTCTACACTTTGTAAATCTTTTGCTGATGCACTTGGACCCATTAAAGTTTTAGCAATAAATTCTGGATTCTTAGCTTTCTTTGTAGGTTCATTAGTTATTCTATCAACTAATCCATTTGAAGGGCTCCACTTAAAGCCTTGTGCTTTAGCAAGTGAGGCAATCATAATCATACGGTGTTGTCCTTTGAAATTACTTTTTGCATCCATACCACCTAAAGCAAATTTCATAAACTTTTGGTCACCAAACATTAAGTCAGTTTGGACAAAGCCTTTTTTAGGATCACCATTGATTGGAGTTTTAAAGTGTACTGAAATTCCTGATTTCTTTACCCATTGTTTTAAGTCTTCGCCAGGATAGTTTTTATTAACCCAAGCACCAAGTAATGCTACTAACTCATCTTTATTAACTTTTTCTTTATCAATAGCAACATCTAAGTCACCACTAGTGTCTTTAACACCAGTACTGCCTAGCATATGACCTTTGTGATCTAATTTTGTAATCTTTTCAAGCCATGAAAGCGTTGGCTTAACATCAGCTTTATTAATACGGATAGTTGCTGGTTCGCCTTCGGCATTTTTAAAAATATTGCCACCTTCATTAAGTACTCTATGTACTGGATGGATCATCGGCTTGCCTTTTTTGTTCAACAATGCGATCAATTCCTCGTTTAAATTTACGTGGATCACCACTTCGTATGCTATTAATAAATCGTCTTTCTAGCTCTGAAGCTGTATCTGTGGGATAACTTTCAGTGATTCTGTTTAATAGATTAACTGAGCTTTCTATTAAATTATGCCCTGTAGATTGAATTAAAGCATCATTATCAGCTGTTCTGTGGATGCTGTTAAGTTCTTCTAGTATAGATCGTGTGCGTTTTCTCATTGTTCCGTTTCCTATACTGTATTTAGTGAGTTTTATGTAAATAGATGTGCTACTTGATTGATTGACTTTTCCTAAATTAGATTGTATAATAGAATAATGCGGGTGTCGTATAGTGGTAATACCTTAGCCTTCCAAGCTAATGCTGTCAGTTCGATTCTGACCATCCGCTCCATTTTTAGCTAAATACTTACATTACACAACATAGATAGAAACCTAGTAAAAAGTTCTCCTAGGAACTAATAATATGAGCAGTACATTTCATTTAGCCATCGAAGTTGGCGATATTGAAGTTGCGAGAAGGTTTTACGTTGATATTTTAGGTTGCGAAGAAGCTGATCACGAGTTACCAGATTGGTGTGACATTAATCTATGGGGTAATGAATTAACCCTTCACTCAAGCAATCCAGAGAAAGAGTCAATGCCAGGCTGTCACGATGTAGACACTATGGGAACTATTCCAGTTCCGCATTTTGGTGTACATTTAGATAGAATTACATATAACGATATTAAGCGTCGGATAGAAGATTCTAATATCGACTATGTTTGTAAGCCATTTATACGTTTTAAAAATAAACAACTCGAACAAGAAACATTCTTTATTAAAGATCCACACGGTAATCATTTAGAAATTAAAAGTTATACAGATTCTGAGGTTGATTATCCTGGGCTATCAATTGATCCTGTAGGACGTCCAGACTGGGGTTGTCCATAAAAACGCACTAATTAAATAAATACTACTATAACGGAGTAGTAATGTTTAGTGCAAAACTTAAAACAAAAATTAAAGACTTACCTTTTCACGATC